GCCGCCGCCAGCTTGCAGCAGATCGGCGGGTTTGTTTCGCCGCAGTTCGGTACGTTCGTCGACGGCAAGGGTCGTCGATGGGATCGGGCTATTTCACACATTGCATTGACGACTCGACCGGTGAATCTCGATCAGTCCGAGCGGTTCGAGCTTGTTCAATTTTCACTTGAAGACCTTGAGGGGGATGGTATGGACGATGAGCTTGAAAAATCTCCTGACGCTCAGGCCGAAGCGGAGAAACCTGAATCCAGTCTTCCGGACCCCCCTGCGGAAGACGCGGCGGAGAAGGACCTCTGGCCGGAGATTCGGACCGAGTTATCCGCTCTGGGGATTATGGTTCCGGACACCGTGAAGATTACCGGCGACCTTGATGCGTTGCTGGCCGCGATTGCGTCGAGCCGTGCGAGCCGGGACAGCGAGCGGGCTGAGGTGGAGACTGAAAAACCCGCCGAGAAACCTGAAGCCGAGGAGGAAAAGGATACCGTCCCCTCCGACGTGAAGGAGGAGCAGACAACGGTCTCGATGTCGGTTGATCTGCTGATGAACGAGCTGACGAAGTCTCGTCGCGACGGGTACGTCGCTCGGGTTGAGGGTCTTGCCAAATCCGGGCGGATCTCGACACAAAACGCCGACTTGCTGAAAAACGCGGTCAGCTCCTACCAGTTCAGCGTGGGCGACAAGTCGTCCGAGCGGGATCTGGAATTCAAACTCAAAGTTTACGAAGAGTTGCCGGAGGGTGCGTTCTGGAGTGACGAGGAGAAACTTGCCTCGTTTTCCGTGAAGGAGCACAGGAACGGCAGTTTTTTCACGGCGGACGGGGAGATCAGCGACGAGCGCGCTGAGGAACTCCTTAACGAACTTCACCCGGCGTAACGACCGGATTCTTTTTTTGACAGGGGGCATTTCACGATGAGTACAGGCTACTCTGCCGGAGTTCCGGGTTACACAGACGAGCGGTTCAGCAATGAGCGCGACGTAATGGCGATGCTGTTCGCTCCGGAGACGGTTCAGCGCATTTCGGTTCAGATTGTGTCGACGGCGACGGACGCGGGCAACAGCCCGACGACCGTGCTGCGGCCCGGTCTGATTCTGGGACGGATCACTTCCTCCGGGAAGTACACGACTTGGTCCGCTTCGGCGACCGATGGGTCACAGGTCGCCGAGTGCGTCCTGCTGGAAGAAGTCAACATGCTCGACCCGGCGACGGCTGCTGCCGCCGATCGGTACTGGAGCGCTGCCGCGAGCGGTCGGCTCAAGGCCGGGAGTCTCATCAACCTCGACTACACGAACCGTGCCCAGCTCGTCGCGAAGGGTTTTTCCTTCGATGACGGGAAGTGGGCGATTCTCCCCTACAAGGGCGAGGTCGCTAAGGCGGCGGATTACACCGTCGTCGCGTCGGACAACGGGATGCTGTTTACGACTCTGGGGGCGTCTGGTGCGATCGTCTTCACGTTGCCTGCGCTTACCGCCGGTCTGACGTTCACGTTCCTGAATCTCGTCGACCAGAACATGACGATCACGTCGGCTGAAGGGGACAACATCGTCGCCGTCAACGACTTGTCGGCTGACTCGGTGGCGTACTCGACATCCAGTATGAAAATCGGGGCACGGTGCCGCGTGACTGGGAATGCGGCGGGCACGAAATGGCTCGTCGAGAACCTGTCTCCCGGCGTGTGTACCGTCACTGTGGCGACCTGATCCTTTTTTCAACAACTCTCCGTGGGGCAGCCACGGTTTTCTGTGAGGAGAGACCAACATGGGCAGTATTGCCGAAATTCTGAGTACAAAGGTAACAACGAAAGCGGTCTCGCGAGTCGCTGCGGCGACTTCGCGGATTCTGACGTTGTTTCAAATGAATCCCGGCGGTGCCAACGAGCGCAGTCAGGGTTATCGTCGCTTCGGTTACGACATCTTCAACGATGCTCGTTCCGTCGCGATTGCTCGCGCTCCGGGTGCGACGTCCGGGACGGTTCGCCGTCAGGCCGTCGGTCGCGTGGATGGGACGTTCCCCCGCGTTGCTGAAAAACTTCCGCTGTTGCTCGAAGAGCTGCACAACTTCCGTCGGATCGGCGGACAGATGGCGGAATTCGACAACGGTGGTCAGGAGTTCATCCGCCGTCAACAGCGCTTCATGGGTCAGCGGGTCGCGAACTTCCGCCTGCTGAGTCTGGGCGGAATGATGCGTGGCAAGATGTACGCTCACCGCACTGACAGCGGGGACGACATTTACTACGACTTCACCAGCACGTCGGCCTTGCATACCGTCGACTGGCAGATCCCCGCCGGGAATCTGTCGCAGCTCGACATGCTCGGTGCCGGGTCGATCATCGGGACGTCGTGGGACAATCCGGTCGCGGATATCCCCGGCGACTTGTTGCAGATCGACAAGGCGTTTCAGGTGTTGTGCGGTTCACGTCTGGAATTCGCCGTGTGCGGTTCGACGATGTGGAACAACATCATCAACAACGACTACGTCATCTCGCAGGCGGGGACCTCGAACACTGCGTTTGAGATCATCCAGCGCGAGGACGGCGTGTCGGAGAACGGGATGCCGCGTACGACCATGCTCGGTCGGTTGCGGGCGGTGCCGTGGTTGACTTGGCACATTACGAATGAGGGGTTGGATGTCGGGACGCAAGCCTCGACGACTTACACCCCGTTTGTCGGTGACAACAATGTTTGGTTCGGTCCGCAGCCGAATCCGGACTACATGGAGATGTTGCTCGGCAGCGAGCCGGTTTCGGAGGGTCCGAATCTTCCGGCGACGGAGCGGTTCGGGATGCACGCTTACAACGTGAATACCTACGATCCGGCGGGGTATGTGCTGCATACCCTCGACAATGCGCTCCCGGCTTTGTATGTGCCGAAGGCGACCGCCTACGGTACGTGTGTGTTCTAAAATCACTGTGCGGGAATTCTCGCACACTTTGAATAAAAGGGGATCAGTATGACAACTCCTTGGGTATCGAATGCCCGGATGCTCGGCGAGAACTCGGTGAACAACGTCGCCGATTCGTCGCTGGTGGCGGCGAACGCCGACGGGTCGGTTCTGGAACGTCTGGAGCTGCTCCAGACGGCTCCGACCGGCGTCGGGACGCGGTTCTGGGTCAAGAAAACCTTGACCAGCTCCGCGATTCTTGCGTCGGCTGCGGCGGATGTGACCGGCGTCTCGTCCGGCGGCGAGCTGATGATTACCGACATCGTCGTCAAGACGGACAGTACGGGGCTGGCGGCTGGGACGAACTTCGAGTTGAAGACCAACAACACGAAGGGCCTCGCGAATTTTTTCGTGACGGCTGTTTCCGGGTTGGGGGCCAACAAGACGATCGACTTGAGCGGCGCGTCCGTCACCAAGATCAAGACGGTTGTCGAGTCCGGAAAGAAGGTTCAGGTGCAATCGACCGCTGCGGATTGTACTGGGGCCGGGACGATCGACGTTTATGTTCAGTTTGAGCGGCTGGCGGCAGGGGCTACCATCGCCGCGGCTTAACCGTCGTCGTGATGAATCCCAAACGGGACGGGGAAATCCCGTCCCGTTTTTTGTTGTTCCGGAGAATGTCCCATGTCGCTATGCACGATTGCCGAAGTCGAGGACGTTCTGAGCGACCACGGCGTCCGTCTGGCGACGGACGACGAGCGTGGGGAGTCGATGTTCGACTCGACGAAGACATCGAACGCGATCGAGCGGGCGGAACAGAAAATCTACCAGTACGTCGCTTTGCGGTACTCGACCGCCGATCTGGTTGGGAACACTTGGGCGAAGTGGGCCTGTGCCGTGTTCGCCGCCGTGCAGTTAATGCGGCGGCGCGGCGGGACTGTTCCGCCGGGCCTGATGGACGAGTATCAGGAGTACCTCGACTATCTGACGCAGGTGAAGGACGGTCAGAGCGAGATCCCCGGATTGAGTCAGGCGAACGAGCCGGGACTGACAATGTCGAATCTGGTTGTCGATCAGCGGTTTCGCTCGGCGAAAACGCGGGTCGTTCGGTCGGTCAGTGCCGGAGAAAATTCGTCGCTCAAGCCGCGTCGGACGGATACATTTGAGGGGTTTGACTGGTGATTGAGACGAGCGCGTTACAGGTTGCGGCGGTCGACTGGATCCGGGGCCGATTGGGTCTGGAGATCGGTGAGATCGACGTTGCGCACGGTGGTCGTCCTCCAGCCATCGCGGGATTGTTTTTTGTGGCGATTCACTCGGGACCGTGGCAGTCGATCAACGATCAGGGGTATTTGCTGGACGAGGATATCGGCCTGCAAGTGACGGTGTCGGTCAAGTCCGGATCGCTTCCGACGGACCGCTGGGGGAAGCCCGGCTACTCCGATCATGGCGTTGGTCTGGACGTTCTTGCGACGCGGGTGATTGGTGTTGTGCATCTTCAGTACGGCTTGCTGAACAATGCGAACGACCAGATCGAGGGCGACGTGAATAAGTATGTCGAGCCGTTGCGGTTCCGTCGTGCGGATGCTCCGGTGGAGCGTGCTGCGGAGTGGTGGAGCGGGTCGAAGACGACGCATCATGGTTACGTCGGAATGAGCCGGACGTTGCTGTTTACGGGTGCGCGGGTGATTCAGGAGATCGAGCAGATTTCAGGAGAAACGCTATGAGTCAGGCAGGACAAAAAATTTCAGTTCATCTTCTCGTCGAGGATGCGGCGGGTCCGATTTTCAGCAATCCGAATCCGGAGCTGAAGAGTGCGGGGAAGCGATACAAGGTTGCTTGTACTCCGGATTCCGTGTTGCCGCGAGCGGCGACCGGAGAGGCGTCGGCGGCGACGTGCCCGCTGTGTTTGAAAACGGACGATTACCAGAAAATCAAAAAGCAGCAATCGTCGGGATCTGCTGCGGATCAAGCAGTCGCCGAGGCCGAGGCCGAGGCCGATGTAACAAAGTTTTGATGGAGATTGCAACATCATGGCCCTAGCGTCCTTGATCTCAGGCCCGTATTCGGGCACATGGAACAGTACCGATGTTGGTCAGCAGGAGGACGGTTTCCGCCTGCGACAACAGGTGAACAAGCAGACGGTTCGTTCAAATTCCTACGGGGATTCGGCGATTGACGCTGTGTATCGCGGCGGCGATTGTTTTCTCATCTTCACGGGGATCGAGTTCCTTGTGATGAAAGCGGTGATGTGGCCGTACGGTGCATTCGGCGTGATGGGGCAGGTCGGACGTCTCGACGTCGGCTCGTCGATCGCGCAGGCGGCGGTGCTGACGGCTGTCTCCGGAACGACGGCGTATTCGGCGTCGGGTGCGGTTGCGACGTTGACTGCGACTCAGTCCATCGTGGACGAGAATTTAAATGCTGAAATGGCGTTCGCGTCGCGGTTGCGGGTCGTCCCTGTGACGATGCGGCTGTACCCGTACACGAGCAGCTCTAATACGGTCTGGTTCACGGTGACATGAAGCATATCGACTTAGGGAATGACGACGAGCTGGACCCGGACAAGACGGAGGCGATTCCTCCGTCTGATGTCCCGTCGCTCTCGCACGCCGAGACGCAAGCGCACGCGGCGAGTGAGAAGTGGGCGGATGATCTGGTCCGGAAGGTAACGACGCCTCCCCCGTTGGAAAAACAATCCGGTGGGGCTGAGGGCGTAGTGTCGTTGCTGCGGGACGCTCGGGTTATTTCTGCGGTCGCGGCTGCGGCGGACGCGGCGATCAAGTCACGGGACGCGGTTTCGACGAAGCCTGCGGACTCGACGACTCTGGGGGATGTGGTTGCGTCGATCACTCTGCTGAACGGGACGGTCGGTCAGGTGTTGTCGGCGGTGCACGGGGTCAATCCGAATCAGTACACGTCGCCGATCGGTCCGTCGGCACCTCCGCAGAATCAGTACACGTCGCCGATCGGTCCGTCGCTGCCACCGGCTCCACCGGCGGGTGGTCCGCCGCTGCCGTCGGGACCGCAGCCGGTTCCTCCGGGTGGAGGTGGCCCGATCATCAATGCACCGCCGCGTCATCGTCAGATTATGAATCGACGCAAACGTCGAGTTCAACGACGAGATCCGATTCAGTCACAAAAAAAAGAGCGAAGCGGTGGCGGCATGGGGGTTGTCGCAACAGCAGCGATCGGTGCCGTCGGTGGATTTGCGGGGGGGTTGTTATCTGCGACTCGCATGTTGTCGAATTTTACTCGTCAGATTGAGGATGCCGGGTATTCATTCGAGAAGTACGCGCCTCAGGTTCAAGTTGCGAAAGCAAATCAGCAGATCACGAACATCGACATTGAAATGCGTCGGGCGAGGGTGTTGGATTCCCGGTTCGCTGAGTTTACTGATTTGCAAACTGACGCGAACAAAATTCTCGGGGAATTCAAAACACAGGCGATGAAGGTTGTATTGGATTCCGTTTTGCCGCTTATGAAAACGGGGGTCGATCTTCTGAAGCATATTGATGAGTCATCTGCGTCCGTTAAAGAAACCTACTGGAGCATCGCTCAGTGGGGGGCTAGCTTCTTTTTGAGCAAGGATGAAATGAAAACTCTTGCGGAGGATATTCGGAGAAAACTGGAAGGTATCAACAAAAATACGAAACCCAAGTCCAATGCAACACCCGTGGCTGACCCGTTCATGGATCAGTTTCTCAATATGCAGGTCCCGATGTACGCCGCTCCGAAACCGTTCCGAAGGAATCGAAATCGTCCCAAAAGAATGGGGGCGATTCCGTGACGCAAACGCTCACCGGCACCGGCTACGTTTCCTACAACGGCGTGACGTTGACAGGCCCGACGGTCAACACGTCGTTCACGATGCGCCCTGTTCGCGACGATGCGAATCGGACTGTTGTGGGCAACATATACGTCCTGACAGTCAACGCCATTGTCACGGACGACGCGAACGGTCTGGGGAACAACGGGACCGGCGCGGATGCGAACATCGCAGCCTTGCGAGCGTATCTGTCCAAGGATGGCGGGGAGTTGGTTGTCTCCGGTCAGGGACTCGGCGCATTCAATGTGAACACGAATTCGTCTAACCGGGACCTGAAATACGGACCCCACACAGTTTCGTTGGATTGCAAGCAGATCGGCAGCACGTCGGCGATCGAGGTGACGTGGATCGTTGAGTTCCAGATTGCGGAGTGTGAGTCAGGGACTCAAGTCGGTGTTCTGGGGAACTTCAGGGCGATCAACTATTCGGTTTCATACTCGATTGATAAGGCCGGATTGACGATCCGAACAATAAGCGGTTATGTCGAGATTATCCTGAATCGAACGGTTCCGCAGGGGGTATTTATCCCGTACACGGCGGATGATGTTCGGGACGTCATTAATCCGTCGGTCCCGGTGTATTTCCAGCGGATGAGTCAGAATTACACGATCAGCCCGGACAAGGCGCGGATTACGTTCAATATTGTCGATCAGGAGTTGCCGTCGGATAACGGGTATCCTCAAGGTGTCAGCTACATCGACGTGCAGCATTCCGTCAAGTCGTCGAGAAATGTGGGATTCCCTACACTGACGAACGTCATCTCGGGCACGATCGAAATGACGAAACCGTATCCCGCATCACTGGCGATTGAGCGGGCGATGCTGATTATTCGGGAGCGGGTTATCTGGGCGAGAGCGCAAAACAACAATTCGGTTCTCCTGCACAGCGTCGATTTTACGGAGTCGCTGTTCTCCAGAACGATTGACTTCTCGGTAACGTACGAGATTCTGAAGTCTGGACTTCAGCAGATGTTGACGGACAGCGGGTTGTATAAGCCGCTGGACTCAACGACGTACGGCGACTGGGCAAACAGCATGAAGGACTTGGCGTGGCATGAGCGGGGGGTTGCCCGGCTGAAGCACACGCCGCAACAGGACCGGATCGTCGACCCGTGCAATCAGAATCCGAATACGTCGCTGTCGGACGAGGTGTTGCCGCTGGAGTCGAACGGACAACCGTACAAGCTGACGAACGTCTGCCCGCCGAAAAGCCGGTCGTACCTGTCGTTCACGAACAACGTCTCGATCGAGGCGGAGGGTGGGGCGCTGGTCGAACACTCACAGATGTCAGTTGAGGGTACGTCAGGAGAGACGTCCGACAACATTGTTCTGTATGACGAGTCGCAATTCAGCACCCCGCCGTTAAATTTCCTGAAGGGGGTGATTGTTCAGGAATTACGCAGTGCGAACATCTATATCGTGTTGCGTGGTTCCGCCATGCGTCTCTGTTATCCGTCGCAGTTCCCGGATCTGAAAGCAATCGGCGGCTGGTACACACCCCCCGGAGGCGAGCAGGGTGAGGCGGACATCAGATTCTATTACATGGCAGACGAGTCACGCACGACGCACGTTATGGCGGGGTACGTCGGCGGTCTGAAGGTGTACGCCGCGACGTGGGAACTGCGGTACAAACCTGCGAACTACAATGCAAACGATCTTCAGAACTTGATTTTCAACATCGAAAACCTCTCATTCGGTACACAGGATGACCCGAGCGGCGATAAGGCCAAGGAAGCTCCCGGTACTGGTTTTGGTCCGTAATTTGAAAGGAAAGAAATGCCCCACGAACCGATTGATTTGGGTGAGGACGAAGGTTACATCACGATCCGGATTTCCGGTGTCGATCTGACGGTCTGCCCGTCGGAGGAGCTGGATGCGATCCACAAGCGAGCCGGACAAGCGAGTGGACAGGAGTTTGCTCAGGTTCTCCGGGAATATATTGCCGAGCGGACGAAAGCGTCCGCCGGGACGGAGAAGTGCGTTTCGTCGGGGATGGCAATCAAGTTTTACAACGCTCTGATTGCGCAGGAGAAGGAAGTCGCCGATTTTTTCGGCTTGTCGCGGAGTTCGGTTTCCACTTCGGATTTGAACCCCGCGGATGGTCAAGAGGAAAAATCAACGGATGGCTTGCCAACGTCCCCCGATTCCTCAGTGAGCAGTCCCTCCGAAACATCTACGACGTGAAGGGTGAGACGAAGAGTCGAATCCGGACGTTGTTGGTGGAGACTCGGGGTCCGAAGGTTGCGGACGATCATTATCGTCGCATGTTGATCGAAGAGACGGAGAGGAGAATCGACAATGGATAGCGCGTCTGATCTGTTCGAGGTGCGAACGGCGCACTACCGGCCTCCGCATCGGGGTATGTTGCCGTTCTACTATCCGAACCGTCCGCCGTTCACGATTGCGACTGTTGAGTCGATGCGCCGCGACCCGCAGATCAAGATCGGGATGCGGATGATTAAGGCCCCTCTGACGAAGGCGCTGTTTCATATCGAGGCGAAGGATGCAAGTGTCCGCGACTTCGTCGCGAACACGTTGAAGCGGATCTGGGACCGGGCGATTGATGATATTCTCGACGGGATGTTCTATACGCGAACGACGTGCGAGGTGGTTTATTGCCGCGAGGAGGGTCAAATCTGTTTCGACGGGATGCGAGCGGTGCATCCGCTGGATGCGAAGATACTGGTCCGCGGCGGGATGAAGTGGGGATTGAAGATCTGCAATCTCAACAGCGGGGAGAATGACACGGCGAACGAGATCGTCCTCCCCGGAGCAAAGGCGTTTATCTATGTTCACGACCGGGAGTTCTCGTCGTGGCAAGGCAAGAGCGAGCTGGAGGGGGCGTACGGCCCTTGGCTCGACAAGAACGACCGGTTCGGTGCTCTCGCGAGCCGCAAGCTGTGGTTTTACAAAAACGCTTTCGGCGGCGGGATTCTGTTCCATCCTCCGGGCAACTACACGTTCACCGATGGCGGCGGGAATACGGTCAAGATCCCATACCGCGATCTGGCGCGTCAGGCGATTGAGCAGGCGCAGAACGGGGCGGTCTGGACGTTCGACTCCGTGTTCGACGAGAACGGTCGCCCGCTGTGGAATTACATTCAACCGGCGGTCAACGGCGGATCCGGCGAGTTGCTGAATTATGTGAAGGAGCTGGATACGGAGATCATGCGGGGGATGGGGATTCCGGACGACGTGATTACGCAGGTGAGCGGGACCGGCTCGTTCGCCGGGCGTACGATCCCGTTGCAGTCGTTTTTCATCAGTTTGAACGAGACGTTGAAGCGGATTGTGAACGATCTGCGGGAGCAGGTGATTGATTATCTGGTGCGGTTGAATTTCGGGGCTGGTCATCGGTACGACATCGGTTCCGAGGTGAATACGGATGCGTTGCTTCCGTCTACCCCGTCACAGGAGGGGTCGCCGAAGAAGATCCAGCCGGTCGAGGTCCCTGAACTTGCGGAGGCTGCGGCGTGAGTCTGGTATTCGCGAGCCTATCTGGGGAAAGGATTTGTTCTGCGTCTCAGGCGTTGTCGGAATTCGACCGCATGGGATTCGACACGTCCGTTTTCGAGGGTCGAGCGAATTCATACCGTTGCCCACTGGGGCCTGATCCCGGTCAAGCGTTTCTTTTGATGCTCAGATCCAATCTGAACGGGTTGACGCCGACATCGTTCAAGACATTGACGCTGGGGGTCGGTGCAGAGCAGATTGAGATTTCGGATTTGTGTTTGTATGAGGCTCGGCGGGTCGTTCCGGGGAAGTCGCATGATCCGAACGCATTGTATTTGCTGGAGCTGCGGGACAAGCGGTTCCTGTTGCAGCGAACGGGGATTATCAATAAGCGGTACAACGTCCGGGAGTGGGAAGACGTCGAGGATGTTTATCGTGAGGGGACGATTAACGACGAGACGGAGGATCCGTGGACTTGGGAGGAGATCTTTGAGGACCTTTGGGACGAGATGGACGCGGATCTGGCTGGGGCGTATGAATTCGAGGGACTCGATCCCGAGCTGGACTCGACTCCGGAGAATCTGTTCTACGAAAATATCTCGGCGTGGGATGCGCTGAGTGACGCGGTGCGGCGGTGCGGATGCGAGCTGAAACTCGATCCGACGACGGGCACCGTTTCGATTATCCAGATGGGAATTTATGAGTCGAGTGAGGCTCCGACGTGGTTTGACGCGGGAGGGACGTACGACGCATCCGATTCCGGCTGGGGTGCTGTGAATGGTTCGCGGACTCCGCGGCAGTCGGGGGATTTTCTGACGGTCGACGACGAGACGCTGTTTGCACCGTGGCGGATCCCTAAAAAAGTTCGCGTGGTGTTTCCGTCGAACTATCCGCATCACGACGAGAGCGGGTCGGGTTACTCGTATCTGGTGACTGGATCGACGCTGGATCTTGGGTCGTACTGGACGGTCGATGCGATTGCGGATGGGTACAACGATTCCGAAGAGGTGATTCACGACGGGATGATGGCTCGGTATCGGCTGCCCACGTCGGGTCAACCGGAGAATCAGACGGAACTGGTGGACCGGGCCAAGGAGGTTGCTCGCGACTTTTACATCCGTTTCATGTCCGGGACTCCGGAAAGTCTGGATTTTTCCGGGATCAAGCCGTACCCTCCGGGACCGAACATACACGCGACGACGTGGGGCGACGTCGGGGACGGGATGCGGACGTGGATTGATCGCAGGTCGCCGAAGCCGGTGACGCTGCTGCCCCGTCGGGACTTCCCTGTGCGGACGAGTCGCGGCGTGAAACTGATGGGGGTTCGGATCGAGAATACAGACGGGACGATCTCGCTTGAGGGCGGTTTCAAGTACGACGGCAATACTGCTCTTGGGGGGACGTACAAGCTCTCATGGCGTGGGAAGCGGACGGAAACGATTGAGATTACGGATACGGGGTCGACCGTTGAGTCGAAGCTGGCGGCGTTAAGCAACATCGGTTCGGGGAACATTACGGCGACGGGAGGACCGTTGCCGGACGAGGACATTGTGATTTATTTTTCCGGCGACCTGTTTGAAGAGAACGCCGATGAGATCAAAGTTCACTACGGTCGTGTGACAGGCGGATATCTTCCGGGCATTACCGTCGGTGATGGGGTGCCGTGTGCGATTCTTGAGGGTGGCGGCGACATTTCGTACGACGTGGTCGAGGGACAACTGACGAGTGTTCACTGGGCACCTGCATTGCATACGACAATGGTTCGTGACGGCGACGACTGGTACATCTCTCCATCGTACGCGATGTACGGATGTAGTCACGCGGGGTATTCTGACGACGATGAGGACCTGCTGGTTCAGTTTGGATTGAGTCAGGGGGGTGAAGATTTTTCGACGATCCGGTTTCGTGCGGAGAATATCAGCACGGAGGACGATGCGGACTGGGAGGAGCAGAATCGGGATCTGTGGGCGTATCCGTTCAACGGGATCTGGAAGGTTCTGCCGCAGGATTGTCCGCCGGAGGATCAGGAGCCGCCCCCATAATGGTGTTTCATTTCACAAAAGCGACCGGCGACGGCGGGTGCAAGTGTTGCGACTCGTGCGAGGGGGAGTACGACGTACTCTGTTACTACGCAACGACGGGGAAGATCAAGAAACGGCAGTATCACGGGCACGGTGGTTTTGGGATCGGGCTTGGTGATCGGGAGTCTTTTCACGAACGACCTTTTAGGATTTCCCTTAGTCCCTCGGCAGTTTGCGTTGCTGGCCCTGTGTCATTGACGATTGCTTCTCGGGAGACTTGCGGAGACGCTATTGATGTTCAGCGAGGGTCGGGCGATATGTACTATCATCTCTCCGCGCCGCCGTACGCCGCGGTGAATTCACCGTACAACCTGAATAACTTGAACGGAAAATGGTATTTCAGCGGGGAGGATTACAGGTATGCATGGCGGGTGTCTCGCAACGGGATTGAGTCGCAAGATCTGTTCTGGGTCAGCGCGATGTGGTCAAGGAAGAATCAGTTCAGTACGTACGTGAACCTTGCTGTCATCGGCACTTTGTCTTTTACGGGGGTGTCTGGAAATATCACCGGCTGCGTGTCTGGAATCGCCCCTGCTGCTGGACTTCATCATTTGGATGAAAACGGAGCGTATCAGCTTGCGAATACGCCGAATACGCCGTACACCCCGGATGAACTAAACGAAAAAATGGATGAGCTTTATCCGGGGATAAGGGATGCGTACAACGCCGGTGTGGATTTTAGCGAGACCTTCATGGGGGGCGGACAGAACAATTACAACGCAAGGGCCATTGGCGGAACTGGCGGATACCACGATCGCTGCTACAGCTATTACCGGTGGGCAGGGCATGGCGGAAGTGGACCACAAGCCAATCCCTCTGCCGGACACAACTGGTACTCTACGGGGCAGATGAATACGAACGGCAGTGTCGTTGAATGGAGGACGCCGACACGCTACGAATGGCAAGGGCCGGACCCAAGACCAGTCTTAACGGAGTCGGGAGCGGGTCTTGTAAGATGGGTGTGGCAGACTGATGATGAAGTTTACACTCGAAGCCTTTCTCCGGGGCGAGGTGGAATAAGCATCGGCGTTACGGGGCGACAAAATTCCCAGGCGTATGTCTGGGATAAATATGGGTATCTTGGTATCCCGCAGCCTGACGAGCCAAATATTTCAGTGAATTCAAACTATGAGATGCAGGGTCCGGCCTGCGTCGATAGCAGTGGAGTTATCTACTGTTTCAACAGAGCCGTCGTAGAAATCTCCGGACAAGTGAATGACAACATATTGAGTCGAAAATGGACGCATGCAAATCATGCGTTTTACGAGTGCATCCGGGCGTGTGTCAGCTCGAACAATCTCTATTTGATGATGTGCGACACCGGAGAAACTGGAACATACCGTAGCCTCGGACTGATGCCTGTCCTGATGAAGAGGTTTGAGAATCCGTTTGGGTTCGTGACTCTGTCGTCAGGTGCTCAGCGAGCGAAGGTGCCCCAAGGGATGTATGTGATCGGCGGGTATCTCTATGCTCTGCTTTGCGATGACACAAACCCGTTTGATTTTCGCTGGATCTGCAAATACGCGATAGGGGAACTGGGCTTATCGCTGGAATGGAAAAAAGAGCCGGAGCACGAATGGCAGTGCTTTCACAGCTTCGCCGTCAGAGGCAGTGAGGTCTGGGTGACGGTAACGGCGTCCGACGAACAGGTTTTCAGCAATCCGACGACATGGATCGGATACAACGACGACGGGCAACCGCCGCTGTAATAAAATGTGGCATTGCATTCATCGCAGCCGAAAGCCGATTGATCGCCGCGAGTGCGGGCATTGCACGATCAACAAAGAGATCGTGAACGTCTACGAGTGCAAGCTGAAAGGTCAATGCACGATCCACGCGAAAGCGGTGCGGGTCAACGGACGAGGGACGCCGTTAGTTGCGGTGTGCATCTCCTGCGGGGACCGGCAGGAGACTCCTCAGTGACTCGTCGCCGTCTTCGAGGGTCAGGGTGAGCATTTTTGCAGCGTGATTCTGCCCGTCCCCCCAATCCTACGGAGTTCTCCACGATCTTTGCAAGAAGTCTTTCAGATCTATTTACAAACCGTGTGGGAAGTGTAAAGATAGTCGTATGGTGGTCGGATGGGGCTATTGAGGCCGTCACTTGAAGGAGTAAAAGGTGCAGAAGAGAAAAAGAGCGTTCAGCTCGTCGGAGCTGCGCAAGATGGCCGCAAGTCTTCGCGCTCTGGCCGACGGGATCGAAGAGGCAAGCAAGCAAGCTGGACGGGTTGAGGTTGACGGCGCAACGAAGCCGGTGACTGCAATCAAGTTGATCCGCAGGTTTTTGCGGAATCTACGGGCGAATCTGATCGAGGTCTGAGACTAAGGAGAGTCGAAAATGCTGGTGCTTTCACGGATGTGTGGGGAATCGATCGTGATCGGCGACGAGATCGTCGTCACTGTCGTCGAGGTACGGGGCGATAAAGTGAAGCTCGGGATTTCCGCGCCGAACCGGGTCCCCGTGCATCGCAATGAGATTTATCGCAAGGTGAGTCAAGGGTCGACTCCGGCGTCACGTCTTCTGGATGATTTACGGTAGGGATTGCCGTTGTTTTGAGGGAGCCGGACATGATGTGCGGTGGGGCAGGGATGCCGTTTATTCTTCCGAGAGGGGGCCGAGACATGCAGGCGCGGTGGTTGATCCCGACTGAATACTGCGAGGCGGCGGAGCTGTGCGATATCTCGCTGACGGAGGTTGAGTTTTTGCTGGGGCTGCCGTTTTCTTCTGCGTTCGCGCTCTGGGACGGCGAGTTCATGCAGGGGGTCTGCCTGTATCAGTATTGCGACGGTGCGATCAAGGTTCAGCGGATTGACGTGCATCCTGACTCGCGGCGACGCGGCTACGGGCGGAATCTGCTCGGTTATCTGTGTTCGTTTATGCGTCAGACGCCGTTAATCGAGCGAGTCGAGCTGTTTGTTCCGGAGGAAGATCTGGGAACCCAGATTTTTCTCCGGAATTGCAGATTTCAGGCGCGATTGACGGCGGGAGACCGGTATCTGTTTGAATTCCGAAAAACATCTCTTGCCGGTTCTGCTGTGCGGGAGTTATGACGGATGTGTAGAGGAGAACATGCTATGAAAAACTTTGAAACGACGGTCGTTGTTGAGGATGTCGGCGATACCTCGTACACCCTGCATATCGACTGCGAGGTCGATCCCGAGGACGGCGAGGTCCTGAAAATCAACAGTCTGGAGGTCGAGTCTGCCGTTGACTGGCGGATGGGCGACGTCGGTCTGGCGGTGGAGCCGGATGATCCGTCTGACTGGCGGCGACTGGCGAGCTGGGTGTGGAACTGTCACCGCAACGGGAATCCGTGTGTACGGGGCGAGTCTGATTTCGACGACGAGAACCGGATGACGGCTCGGCAGCGCGAGTCGATGCTGCAAACGGTGGCGGAAAAGTATTTCGAGTATGCCGCCGGTTGAGACCTTGCCTGTGCGGTGTGAGCGTCAGGGCGACGTACGGCGTTCCTGTGGAACACACGCCGAAGAGTGCCGGGATTTGCTCTCTCGGAACTTCGGAGATGGAGGTTCGATTCCTCCCACGGGCGTTTTTGATTCAACAGAGAAAGGAACGACGCAATATCCCGACGTAGCTCAATGCAGAGCGGCCCGTAAGGGTGGCGAGGACCGAGGATTTCTAGGCGATTCGGTTCTCCTGTGGTGGTTCAAGTCCACCCGCCGGGCTGAAACAGAGGGGGAACGCAATGGAAGTTAAAGATTTTCTGAAAGTGTCGGCGGCGGTCATCGGCCTTACGGTCGCGTGCATCGTAGTGGCTGCCGGCTTGGGCGAGATGTTCATCCACCTGCACAATCGAAATTATTTCGTGCGGATCGAGTGTTCTAACTGCAAGGATTTCGTGGCTCGATCCCGCATCCCCCGAGGCGAGCCGGTGCCTCCGGAGCCGCTGAAGTGCGACGAGTGCGGGAACATGACCGGGAAACTGAAACGATAGGAGAAACGCGATGTGGATTGAAAAGCGGAAGGGGAGTTTTCAGCTATGGATGGATTTCGAGAATAGTCGTTTCTCGTGCGGACGAGGGGAATACCCGCTGTACGAGGTTGTCATCACGCCCCCATACACCGAG